TCTACAAAAAAGGCCCCAAGGCTGGTCAGCCGTACAAGGCGTGGTTCTGCCCGTCACCGAAGGGCACACCGGACCAATGCAAGCCGATCTTTTTTGACGTCGGTACACCTGAGTACGACTCGTTCCCTGCCTAATGACCTGGTTGTGCGAACCGGTATCGGCGGGACCGTTACGGCAGCGACTAAGCCGCAGGGAAGGCCACGAAGTACATGCCTAGTCGGAGACGCGATGGCCCTAGGGATCGCGTCAGCGCTACCGCCCCGACTCACCATCGGGGAAAACTGGCTTGAGAGCGTGGAACACCGAATCTGCATTACGGCGCACCGTACCCAGTCACGGGCGTGGGTTCGACTCCCACACACAACCACCTTCTGAAAGGAAGAAATGCGTCGCCTCGAACGTGTCGTCCGTCAACTGGATCGAAACGCCTCCGTCGTTCCAGTCCCATTTGCCTCCTGGGCAGACGCACACGTTTCCTTGCGCCGGGGTGAGGTCAGCATGATTGCTGGCCCCCCCGGTGCGGGGAAGTCCACCGTGGCTTTGGCGGTAGCCCTGCAGTCAGGTGTTCCCACCCTGTATGCCAGTTGCGATTCGCATGAATCAACCATGGCCTTGCGATTGATCTCCATGATCAACGACATTCCACAATCAGAAGTGGAAGACAAGATGCATGACACGACCTGGGCATCACAGGTCATCGCTTCTAAGGGCAAGCACATCGCATGGATGATGGATTCCAATCCGTCGCTGCGAGATCTGGAAGATCAGATCAACCTGTATCGCGTCCTCAAAGGATCCGATCCGCAGCTCGTAGTCATTGACAATGCCGTCGACTTCACTCACGAATCAGGAGACGAGTTCTCCTCACTTCGATCTTTGATGCGGGAAATCAAGTGGTGGAGTCGCGACACGGGTGCCGCATTTTTAGTTCTTCACCATACGAGTGAACATTACGAAGGTAATCCGTGCCCACCTCGAGCCAGCCTGCACGGAAAGATCGCCCAGGTTCCGAGCCTGATTATGACCATCGCCGCACACTCGCACTACCTGATGTTGTGTGCCGTGAAGAACCGCTACGGACCCGCCGACCCGTCTGGTGGTAAGGCCTTTTACATGGAGTACGACCCGTCTCGCATGCTGCTAAGGGATCCACGATGAGTCAACAGAAGTACAACAAGGTCAAGGGTTCTCGTTTTGAGATTGAGACATCCGACTACATCAACGAGTCAGGGCTGCGAAGCAGGCGACTGCCCCGTGCTGGCAAGCACGACATCGGTGACGTCGAAGTGACCATCAGCAAAGACGTCACTCTTGTGTTGGAAGCCAAGAACTGTAAGACCCCACAGATGGCGGAGTGGTTACGCGAAGCAGACGTTGAAGCAAGCAACCACGAACTGAAGTTCGGTACACCCACTATCGGTGCTGTCATCACCAAGACCAGGGGCAAGGGCATCGGCGAGGCTCGCATCACCATGACGCTCGATCAATTCCTGAACTTGATTCGCTGGAACGGACTGGGATAGATGGGAGGCAGAAGTTGACTGACTGGCACGACCAAGCGGTATGCAAGACGGTGGATCCTGAGATGTGGTTTCCCGATGGAGGGCTGACCAACAGGTGGAACAAGGCCTACCGAATATGTGCGAGCTGTCCTGTGCAGCAGGAGTGTTTGACGGAGTCGCTTGAGAAGGGCGAGGAGTTCGGCATCTGGGGCGGTGTCTCCGCTGGTGTGCGCGAACGGCTACTACCCAAGTACAGACGTAGCAACCAGGCCAAGCGCACCGCCATCGTGGACAAGTTGCTTGATGACTTGCACGACCTGATCGAGAAGAACCAAAAGCAACTGGATGAAACACGGGAGAACCAAATGCTTCGCCGCCAACAAGGTCGTGCGGCATGACTGCTGACTTTCCTATCAAGCCGGTGCTTGAACACTACGGCTGGAACGTGCCTGAGAAGCGAGGCTGGTACACGATCAAGTGCGGATACCACGACGATAGTCGTGCCTCGTGCCGCATCAACATTGACAAGGGAATCGTTGCTTGCATGGCGTGCGAGATCAAGGGTTCTGCCATTGACGTTGTGAAATTCATGGAAGGTGTGGAGTACAAAGATGCTGTCCGACGATGCGAGGAACTTACTGGAACACGCCGCCAGCGAGTACATGAAACAAGTGGATCAGATCGGTTCGTATCTAAGCGGTCGGGGTCTATCAAAGGAAATAGCAAATACGTTCCGCCTCGGTTACGTCAAGGATCCAGTCGTGGGACATGAAGAGTTCAAGGGACGCCTCGCCATTCCCTTTGACACCCCTTCGGGCATCGTTGACATCCGCTTCCGTGCCATCACAGATGACGGTGGCCCTAAGTACTTGAGTCGAGCCGGGAGCGGTCAACTGATCTACAACGTCAATGCATTTGAAATAGACAGCGAAATGATTGCTGTCTGTGAAGGAGAACTGGACACCATTGTTGCCCAGTCCATGATCGGAATTCCTGCTGTTGGTATGCCAGGTGCCAACGGCTGGAAAGACTTCTATTGGCGAGCCTTCACCGACTACCGCAAGGTGTTTGTTTTGTGTGATGGTGACAGCGCAGGCAAGGAGATGGGTCGAGCCATAGCAACGGCGGTGGATACCGCCGTAGTGATCAACATGCCAGACGGCATGGACGTCAACGATGTTTACCTGGCAGAAGGTAGTGATGGTCTAGCAGGAAGGTTAGGTCTATGAGTTATTGGGTACTGGGATTTGCGATTGCATCCTTCCTCGTACTTGTCGGCTACGGAGTGTTCTGCGAAATCGATGAACGTCGCTGGCGCAGGTACATCGAGGAGTCGATTGGAAAGAAGAAGTGAATGCTGACAGCTCAGGACTGGGAGAGCATCCTGCTCTCGCTGAATTCCTTGGGGTTACGGGTGCAAAGCCACGACCGAGCAACGGGTCGGATAGTTCTGCAACTTTACCCATTGCCCCGGCACAACACCCCGAATACGGGATGACAACCGAGCAACTGGCGGAAGCACAGCGCAGGTTCACCACCTATGCACGCTTACGCCTGACGGGTACGGGGCACCGTGACTATTCCCATGGCAACAGGCAGGCCTTTGAGGACATGGGACTGCATCGATTGATCGATGAACTGCGAGACGAGATCGCAGACTCCGTCAACTACTTGACCTTCTTGGACATCCAGTTGTCCCGATGGAAAACCAAACTCGAGGAGCAAGCATGAGACGCATCTATGTGGTGTCCGATCTTCAGGTTCCCTTCCATGATGCCAAGGCAGTCGCCGCTGTCTCGCAATGCATTGCAGACACCAAGGGTCCAGACGACATCGTCCTGACCATCGGTGACGAGATGGATTTCCAGACGGTGTCTCGCTGGTCATCGGGCACACCGCTGGAGTACGAGCGCAGCATCGGTCGTGACCGTGATGCAACGGTACAGGTTCTCAAAGACCTGCAAGTGCAGCATTGCATCAGGTCAAACCACACCGACCGCCTGTACAACCAGATCATGCGCCGGATCCCCGGCCTGCTCGGACTACCCGAACTCGAACTGCCAGCGTTCTTACGTCTGGACGAGTTGGGTATCACATTCCACGAAGAGGCTTTCAACGTGGCTCCCGGTTGGGTAGCCATGCATGGTGACGAAGCTGGAGTGTCGCAAATTGCCGGCCAGACTGCGGCTGGCCTGGTCAAGAAGGTTGGCATGTCCGTGGTGTGTGGGCACACCCATCGCTTGGGCCTGCAGCCTTTCACCACCAGCGTCAACGGTCGCTTGACTCGCACGCTGTGGGGCTTTGAGGTCGGCCACTTGATGGACATGCGGAAAGCCAAGTATGCCAAGACTCACAACTGGCAGCAGGGGTTCGGGATCTTGTACGTCAATCAGAACAAGGTTACTCCCGTGCCCGTCCCCATCATCAACAAGTCCTTCGTAGTTGAAGGCGATCAATGGTCATGGTGACCAGCATCTACCAATAGGAGGAACTATCCCCCATGAGTGAGGTCATCGAGTTCACCTCGCTAGAAATCAAGTTGTCCCGACAGGGAGCCTTGTCAGCCGCACGAAGCGCACGGGGGCTAGTACCAACAGAAGATCTAGCGCAAGAAGCAGCCTTATGGATGATCCAGAACTACGACAAGGTCGAGCATTGGAGAACCCAGGGAAGGCATGGGCAGAACAAACTGCGTAATGCCTGCCGTCAACGGTGCCTGTCTGTGGTGGCCCGTGAGCGCAAGCATCGTTCAGGCTTGAAGAAAGGTGACACATTCTTCTACTCAGCTCAGATTATTCGGGAGGTACTGCCTGATATTTGGGATGAGGACGACTGGTCTAGCTCAGGAGTGTCGTATTCCAGCGATGTGAAGGCACCCTCACGGCCGAGCGAGGGCAACAACAGGCTCGCCACCATCGCAGATATTCGGGCCGCTTTCTACTCCTTGAAGAAGACTGAACAGGAGTTACTCGAAGCCCTGTATAGGGACGGTGGCATCGATGTGAATGTCGCTGCGCTGCAGTACGACGTAGCACCTCGCACGATCAAGCGTCGTGAGGCTCGCTACCTGGACAAGATGGTGGAGAGACTAGGGGGTGAGTCACCCTTCCTTAGGTGAGTCACCTCGTTGCTTTCGCATGTATTGCCTAGCCCAGATCATGTTGGCTACACACTCACACGGACTTTCTCCACACTCAAAGCAGTAGTCGGGGTCATCGGATGTGGGTTCGGGTGGCTCGAGGTATCTGTCCGGTGTGGGTACTGGTTCCCAGTAGCTCATTTACTGCGATCCTTCGCCGGCCAGTCGAACTTCGCTGGCATGGACGGGCCACCTTCAACGTGAGCATGGGTCGGGATGACGACATCGTGGGCATGTGCTGGTGGAATGTGATCTCCACACTCAATCCACTCACACTCCACGCTGTCCTGGCCGACGATCTCAATCCAGGCGGTGCCTCTGTCCACTTCAATCTCGGTGTCGTTACTGATGTTGTAGTAGTTCAGCCATGCAGCTAGGGCACGCACATCATCGGCAGTAGCAAGAGGTGCCTTGCCTACTACCCACCCCGACAACTTCACTCGATCGTGCATGGTTCTCCTTCACAACAGTTTCCTTTAGCCCCGCAGGTGGGGCACAGCCATCGGTAGTAGGTGCCGTCGTATTCCGTGCCGCACCAAAAGCACTCAGTCACGGGAGTGTTGGGATCTCGTGCGTGCAGTCACAGCCTCGGCATTCATAGTGGAATGCATCAGCAACAAGCAGAGAGTCGATTGCCTTCTTGCGGTATCCATCTTCGTTTTGTTGCACGGCTTGCTCTGTACTCATCAGAGCTTGCTTGCATGGTTTACAAATCATTACCAACTCCTTCGTCAACAGGTGTTGCAAGAGTGAGCAACGCACCACACGCTGCACACAAGCCATCAAGGAGGAGCAACCCAGGCAGTCGTGTCTCTGGGTCGTAGCGAAAGACCATGACTAGCCAGTCGCATCCACACGGGCACTCCATCGTCGGTATGCCACGGAAGTCTGACTGTGTAGGCTCCTCGAGTCCGTCGAAGGGGGCTGGAAAACCCTTATTTTTCAACGGTTTTTTGCGCTTCCAGATCATTCGGGAAAGCACGCTGTCCCTGCCACAGTATGGTTCCAATGGAACCTACCCTTGCCCTGATCCCAGATAGTCCAGAACGCTCGGTCCTGCCAGTACGGATGCCATTGATTCATCGGGTGTGCCTGCAACTGCTTACGAATCTTCTTCGCTTGCTTGTGCGAGACACCGTTGCTCTTCATCGATGACTGCATCATCCACGCCACGCCATTCTTGAGTGCGCGGTTGAACTGATACGCACCACGATAAGTGTTCGGTGGCTTGGAGACTGCGTTGTAGAAGTCGTTGCTCTCACGCTTACGAACACACAGTCGGTACTTGTTGTGCTTCTTGACGTACTCCTTGCCCTGATACAACGACACGGGAGATGGGTGGTACTTCTCCCCCCTCTGTATCGGATCCGGCAGATCAGGGCCAGCAGCAATGACTGCGCTGAGTGCTAGTGCTTCAAGCATGACGGCTCCCTACTGTGAAGTGACTATGCTGGAACGAGGAACGACTGCAGACAGGCCACGTTGCAAAAGTGCTTACCCATGTGGGTAATCCAGGTGTCGGGAACGAAGTCGAGCATCGGTGCTGCCATATCGCAGTCGATGCCATCGCAAAAGACCCACTCTTGGATCATCGGATCTCACCTCGATCCGTCACACAGTCACGCTCCA